ATCAATTACGTTTAAATGAGTTATACGACTTTACCTCCGCATCGTACATCAACTATACGTTAACCCAGCAACACTTACGTTCTCTAGAAATTATGTTCACTGGAGAAGTTCCTATTCGATTCCAACGACATATGCAAAGGCTTTATATTGATTGGGCATGGGGCGCTTCTGAAGCACCAGTTGGTACTGTTGTGATTGCCGAAGCATATGCAGCCATTAATCCAGATGTTTACAATTTGGTATGGAATGACCGTTGGTTAAAAGAATATGCCACACAACTCATTAAAAGAAGTTGGGGTAATAACCTTTCTAAATTTGCCGGCTTACAATTACCAGGTGGCGTTACATTAGATGGTAAACAAATCTATCAAGAAGCAGCCGAAGAAATTGAACGTTTAGAGAAAGAAATGGAAATGAATTACGGTGCGCCGTTAGAATTTTTCATGAACTAATATGCCAATCTCCCAATACTTTAATAATTACGGTTCAGTTTCAGAACAAAGGCTCATTGAGGATATCATTGTAGAATCCATTAAAATTATGGGTTTTGATGCATATTATCTTCCTAATGAAAACGATGCGGCTCGTGATTTACTTTTTGGTGAAGATCCAGTTAAGTATTTTTCTTCAGCATTTTCATTAGAGATGTATCTTTCTAGTAGTTTAGAATATGGTGGTGAAAGAGAATTCTTTTCCAAGTTTGGTTTAGAAATTAAAAATACCGTCAAAGTAATATTATCAAAGCGTTCTTTTTCTCAACGTGTTTCACAAACTACTTTTACCAGACCACGTGAAGGTGATTTGATTTATGTACCTTTTTTAAATGGTACTGGTGAATTGTTTGAGATTAAATTTACAGACCAAACTAAAGATTTCTTTATGTTAGGAAGAAAAGTACCATATTTTTATGAATTAGAATTAGAGAAATTCAAATACTCACAAGAGATTATCAAAACTGGTGTTCCAGATATTGATATTGTTTCCCAACAATCTGCATACACAATTACTTTAAATACTGGTTCTGGTACAGGAATATTCCAAACCAATGAAGTTGTGTATCAAGCACCAGACGGTAAAATATCAGATTCAACAGCACAAGCGTATGTTCAATCTTGGTTACCAGGAAGCCATGCATTAACTATTACGAATATTGCTGGTGAATTTATTGATGGTCAATTAATTATTGGTGCTTCAAGTAATGCTCAATATTATTTGGCAACTTTTGATCCATTAGCAACTGCACCAGCAAACGAAAACTTCGACAATTCTTATATTGCAGGTTTAGCAAATAATATAATTGTTAATTCAGAATCTAATTCATTTGGATCCATTTAATGGCTAACGTTAATTACAACCACATTATTCGTAAAATTACTTTAGGTTTTGGTAATTTATTTGATAATATTACCATGGTTCGTTATAACGGTGATGGTACAGAATCAGAAAGAATTATCGTACCTATTGCTTATGCAGCCAAAGAATTATATGTTCAAAGGTTACAAAGTGATTATAATTTAGATAAAAAAGTTCAAATGACTTTACCTAGAATGTCGTTTGAATTGACTGGTATGAGTTATGATGCTACAAGAAAACAAAATACAAACATTAAATCTTTCACAAATACAGGTGCAGGTGTAATATCCCAATACAATCCTGTGCCATATAATTTCGATTATTCTTTATACTTGTATACCAGAAACATTGAAGATGCGCATCAAATCGTTGAACATATATTACCATATTTTACTCCTGATTATACTATCAAATTAAATTTAATACCTGAATTAGGAATAATTAAAGAAATACCAATTATTTTAAATACAACTAATTTTGATATTACATATGAGGGTTTAAGAGATTCTGATACAAGAACAATTGTTTGGACTTTAGATTTTACGGTCAAAGGTTTCATCTTTGGTCAAACAACCACACCAAAACTTATTGGTACTTCTATTACTAATATATTTAATGATACTACAGCGGTAGACAATGTTTTATTAAATATGAATTCTTCTGGCCTTGGAACATATTTGGAAGGTGAGAATGTATATCAAGGTGTATCACTCAGTATGGCTACCGCTACAGGAACAGTAGTCAAATGGGTACCTATAAATAATCAATTAACTATAAAAAACGTTAGTGGAAATTTTATTTCTTCACAACCAATTGTTGGTGCCAAAACAAAAGCCAATTATACATTTAATTCATATAATGTATTACCAATTGATTTAGCACAAATTATTAATGTTACTACACCAACAGATGCAAACGCAAATACATTATATTCATATACTAGTATAATTAATGAAATACCAAATACAAGTAATACTATAATTAACACCAATAATTTCTCAGGTGATTTATCTATTGTATTAGGTAAAGATGATTTGTCAACAGAACTAGAAAATCCAATCGATTTATCAGGAAACTAAAATGTCCAGAACACTACAATTTAAACGATATGCCAATACAACAGTTGCAACTACCACAGGTGCTAATGGTGAATTAATTATTGATTTAACCAATCAAACACTTACTGTACACAATGGAACAAAAGTAGGTGGTACTCGTCTAGCAACAGAAACATATGTAGCTAATACTATCAATGCAGTTGCAATATTAGCCAACTCAGATTTAGTATTAACACAATCTGCATATAATCAAACTAATGCAGCATACACTCTAGCACAATCTGCTTTTATTCTTGCCAATACTACAACAGGAAACACTACTGCTAATATTGCTATAGGTGCTTTCACACAAGCCAACGCAGTAAATGTATTGACATATTCAGCTTATGCTTATGCTAATACGGTTAATACCTACACTTATTCAGCTTATGCTTATGCTAATACGGTTAATACCTACACTTATTCAGCTTATGCTTATGCCAACTCAATTAACGTAACCATTCAAAGTGCTTTCACTCAAGCCAATGTGGCAAATACTTTAGCAAATACCGGTGGTACTATTGGTGGTAATACATCAATTAAAGGTTATCTCTCTGCTAACAATGGATTGTATTCATCCAATAACTATACAGGTTCTTATTCTGATGGTATTATTGTTGATTATGTAACAGGTAACGGAAGAATTTCTGTTGGTTCTGGTGATAACATTACATTCTATACAGGTGGTCCAGCAACAACTCCAGTTGCAAATTTATACAGTAATGCTACATTCTCAACAACAAACGTAATTTCTTCTGGATTAATCACAACAACAGGTAATGGTGTAGGTTATGCTACTGGTTCTGGTGGTGTAATAACTCAATCAACAAATAGAACAACCGGAGTAACTTTAAATAAACCAACAGGTCAAATTACATTGTTCTCACAAGCAATGGCAAATACCACCTCTAACACTTTCATTTTCACAAATTCAACAATAACGGCAAATGATTTTCTATTAATCAATCATTGGTCTGGTGGTACTTTAGGTAATTATACTTTTGCTTCCAATACTTCCGCTGGTCAGGCTAACGTTACTATAAAAGCAATAAATACAGTTACGGCTGAAGCTCCAGTATTACAATATGTTGTCATTAAAGGTGCCGCTTCTTAATAAATTAATAATATGAATAATCTTGATAAATCTCTTAGTAATGTTTTTGATGTAAATCCAATTGGTGAACCAGAACCAAAAAAGCAGGTTTTACCAACCCATTATAAAAAACCAGATATCGAAGAAGATTTGACTGATGCTTACCAGCAATCAAAAGAAAATCTTCAAGCCATACTCGACCAAGGCCACGAAGCAATGCATGAAATATTGGAGATTGCTAAAGCCGGTCAACATCCAAGAGCCTTTGAAGTGTATGCAACTTTATTAAAAAACATGACTGAAGCCAACGATAGACTTCTTAAAATCCAAAAAGAAATGCGTGATATGGATAATAAGAAAGAAGTCAATAATACCAATATTGACAAAGCAATATTTGTTGGCACAACCGCTGAATTGGCAAAACTACTCAAAGATGGCAACAAAAAATAAAGAAAGTTACCGTGACAACCCCCTACTAAAAAAGGTCGGCGTCACAATCAACTGGACTCAAGAACAAGCGGAAGAATATATTAAATGTTCCCGTGACCCTATCTATTTTGCCAAATACATTAAAATTATTACGCTAGATGACGGTGTTGTACCTTTTGATATGTACGATTTTCAAAAAGATATGATACGAACATTCCATGAGAATCGTTTTGTTATCACTAAATGTCCTCGTCAGGTTGGTAAAACTACTACTGCCATTGCTTATCTTCTTTGGACAATTCTATTTCAAGACGCTCAAACGATTGCCGTTCTTGCCAACCGAGGTGATACCGCTCGTAAAATTCTACAAAAACTTCAATTGGCTTATGAAAATTTACCTATGTGGATGCAACAAGGTGTCGTTGAATGGAACAAAGGTCGTATTGAATTAGAGAATAAATCGGTTATTATTGCTGACTCAACATCATCTTCAGCGGCTCGTTCTGGT